CTCGACGCCTTCGCGCCGGAGCCCTTCTGCCAGGGTGACGCCGTCCACATGCCCGAACCCGCCGGCCGCGAAAAGCATCGAGACCCCGAGCGTGGTTGGGTCGAGCGCGGTTTTGCCGAACACGCGACCAGCCTCGGTGATCCATCGAGACTTGCTACCGTCCTCGTTCACGAAGTCAGGCAGGTCGACTCCTGCAACCTTCGCCGCGTCGGCGAGCGCGAACGACATCGCGTCCTGCACGGCCTCTTGGAGCTGTTGCTCGCCTGCTTCCAGCGCGAATGCCGCTCCGCGCAGAGCAATCCGCTTGGCGAGCGATTCGCTCGTCGCCGTGATGAGCTTAGCTTGCAGGCCGCGGATTCCGGGAACGCCTTTCGCTATGCCGAAAGTGAGCTTCTCCACCGCGGTATTGATCGCCCCGGCAGTGATAGCCAGCGGTTCAGCGATGACGCCTGCCCGCTCGTCCGCTTGATCATCGGTGAGCCCTTGCTCACGGAGCGCCTTTTCCAGCGCGGGACGCACGACGGCCCGCGATTCGTCGGTCATCTGAGCGCCGATGCCATACCAGCCGACCGGACCCGCGAAGGCGGCAGCGAGAGCCGGCGCTGACTGCATCGCGCCAAGTCCGACCTTCGCGAGCAATCCGTCATCGGACGATTCGAACGGCTGAAGCTTCGACGTTTGCAGTGAGCGCAATTCTTCCAGCGTGTCCTGCCGCTTACGCAGTTGAGCGCGATCTTCGGGCGACGCCCCGAAGTCCCGAAAGACCATGTCTCCGATTCGCTCCGGCCCGGTGGCCATGCCCGTCAGCATCTGATCCAGCGACGACAGGAACGCCCGGCCGGCCCGGTCCCAGAACTGCTTTTTCTGCGCCTCAGGCATCGCTTCCGCCCGCTGCTGGATCGCCCAGAGCACCGTTTTTCGGTCCTTCGTCGGCATCTGCGAGAGCACGTCAGCCAAGCCCAGCACTTCGCCGGCATTCGGATCGCCACTGAGCGTGGTCCATGCCTCGTTACTCTGGCCTCGTAGCGGTTCAACAAGCTGCCGCGTGCGTTTCTGAGCGGCCGCCCACTTCGCGAAATACGCGCCCGTCTGCGCCTGATCGAAGCCCGGCTTCCCGGGTGCGTTGAAGCTCCATTTTTCCCACGACGGGATGTCGCTGGCGTTCGCCGTGATCATCTCCGGCGTGAAGGCCGCGTCCCGGATCAATTCCGACCGCGTCGCTTCGGTGTCGAGATCCTCGCCGAGAAGCCGGATGTCACGGCTTTTCTGGAAATGCGCTTTCAGTCTGGCCCGGAATTTCGGGACATCGGTAGCGATGTCGGGTTGCCCCCACGAGTCCGCCACCGCAGCGCGGAAAGCACCCGGCGCTTTGGAGATTCGACGCGGATCGGCGCCCGTCAGCGTGGAGAGGCCAGCCAGTTCCCGGGTCTCGTCCCAATCGTCCGGCTGCATCAGCGGCTTAACGGCGGCCGGATTCGATTTGGCGAAATCCTCCGGAGCGTCCAGCATCAGCGACTCAACTGACCGGAACGCTTCAGCGCGCCGGCGGTCTTTCTCATCGAAGTAGGCGCGCAGCCGGTTCCGCGCTACCGGCTGCTGATCGGGCGGCAGTGAGTCGAAGTGGTTGGTGATGTCTTCGGCTTCGAGGTCGGAAAGCAGGGCGTCACTCATCGGGAATCTTTGGGGCTGGCAATGGCGCGGGCTTTTTCCTCCCAGCCTGCGGGTGGTAGAATCGGATTGACCACGGATCGGGCGGAGGCTCCAGCGCGCTCGCGCTTGAGGCGCTTCGAAATCCACTCATCGACCGCGCCGGGCTGGTTGAATTTCTCCGGATCGGCCGCGGCCTCGCGCTTGAGTTCCAGCTTCAACACGCGCCGCATCGTGGCGGACTGCTTGGCTGTCTCGGCGGGAACACGAGTTTTCTGGAATCCGTCGACCGTCACTTTTTCCTCCGCCGGGCCAAATGCGCCAGCCTGCTCGTGCACGTCGAAGATGTCGTCAAATTCTCCAGCGATGTCGCCAAGGTCAGGATCGGGCTTGCGCTGGTCGTGGTATGGGTGGCGCTGCCAAAGCCGCTGCCGAAGGGCGGATTGCGTTTGGCGGCCGGCATCGTCTGAGCCGACGGCATCCGTCTCAACTCGCTCCATAAGCGAGCCCCACTGCTTCACGGCAGCCATTTGGTCGGGCTGATCCGGATCGAAAGACTGGATGTCCTTGGAAAGCTGACCCGCCTTCACCCAATCGATAGGCGCAGCGCTGGCCTTTTTCTCCAGAACGGTTTGCCGGAACGCCTTCAACTCGGCTACGTCTTGCGCGCCAAGCTGGGCGTCGCGGGCTTTCTGGTCGATCTCGGCATCGTCCGCCACGCCAGACACGATGGAATCGCGCAGGGACTGCACGGCATCCGTCTGAGCGCGGTGCTTGGCCCGCTGGGCTTCGGAGCGGATAGCCATGAAATCGCCGGCATCCACGTCAGGCAACAGGCTGGCGCGGGCCTCCGGGCTTTTTGAAGCCAACTGATCCAGTTCATTCGCGTAGCCGATTGGGTCATCAAGCATCCGCTGATCGGCTGCATCCTTGAGCTGCTGGCGCTTTTGCTGCCGCTGCTGTTCTTCCTTCCGCTTCACCGATTCGCGAGCCTCAATCCCAAGCCGGGCGAAGTCATCCTCGCCGATGTGGCCGAATTCCTTCAGTAGCGTGCGGGCCGTTTCCTCGTCGGCCAAGTTTCCCGAATCGATGGAGCGAATCCGTTGGGCCTGCAACGCCTCGCCCCTCTGGCTGATCGCTCGCTTCGCAGCTAGAATCCGCGTGTGGTCCATGACGGATGCCCGCCACGTATTGGAGAGCGCCTGCACATGGTCACGGGCATCGGGAGACAGGTCTTTCGTCAGCCAGTCCTTTGGCTTCGATTCCGCGTATTTCTGCGCGATGGCCTCCCATTTGCCTGGGTCTGGCTCTTGGGCGATCTCGATGCCGAGTTGCTCGCGGGCGCTCGACATCTTCGCTTGAGCGTCGCTGATCTGCACGAAGGCGCGGGCGCGGGCGCCTTCCTCCACGAGCTTCTGCACTGCGCTCGATGCCTGCTGGAGTCCCTGGCCAACAGCGCCGAGAGCCTGCCCCTCGGCGACGAAGCCGCGGGCGTCGATCTGCGGTGCGCTGGGCATCGGCCCGAAGTCGACGCGGAAACCGCGGGCGCCGGGCTGAGCGATGGGTTGAGGGACGCCTCGGAGTGGGCTGGGGCCTCGGGAAAGCGGAGTGGTTGCCATGTCAGTATGCGCGTGGACTGCGGCCGAAATTGAACGTGCCGTTGCGATAGCCGGTATAGGCGTCGCTTGCGGCATTGGACACGCCGGCCAGAAGATTCCCGGTGGCGGCCGTGCGCATGGCGCGGCTCGACGTATTGGCGGAATACCGATCGAGCTTCGCCTGTGTCGCCTGATTCCGGTAGGCTGCGGCCTGCTGCTCTCCGCGGAAGCGATACTGCGCGCCCTGAAGCTGCGTGATGGAAGCGCCGCGCTCGGTCATATCAGCCTCGGTGAAAAGCTGCCGACGGCTGATTTCGTCCTCGTAGCGCATCTGCTCGGCTGTGGCCTGCTCATCCTCGGCTGTCTGCATCAGGAGCTTGAGCGGGCTGCCGGTGGTGTCGATGACTCCGGAGGCGGCGAGGCTGGCCCGCTGCGCGGAAAGGAGCTGATCGAACTCGCGGCGCGTCCGGCGGATATTCTCATTCGCCACCTGGCTACCGCTCTCGGCTTGCTGACGAAGTGCCTCGGCATTCTTGCGCTGGGCGTTCGCGTCGATCTGGGCGAGCGTCTGGTTCATTGCTGCCTCCATGCGTGCAAGCTCGCCGTTCTGGCGTGCCTGCTGCGTCTGGAAAGCGGCGTTGGCGGCGGCGATGGCGTCCTGCGACCGGCTGGCTTCCTGCGCGCCGTAGTAGGCGACTCCGGTGCCGACAAGGCTGGTCACCAGTGAGGCAATGCCGAGGATGGTAGGAATTTCGAGTCCCATCAGAGTAGCTTGGCGAGGTGAAGTTTCTGCCCGGCGTCGTTCCAGCCGGACTGGCGAAGAGCGCGGGCGATGGCGGGGACGGTGAAGACTTGCGCGACGCCGTAGCCGTTGGTCTTAGCGGCGCGCTCCAGCGCATCGGCTGCCAGCAACAGGGCCGGGCGAACGATGCTCAGCGGCGTGCGCGGCTTGGTCACTGGCCAGTCGATCCAAGCGACCGGAGCTGACACGGCCCAATAACAGGCGAGGAACGCGACCGGCTCGCCATCGGCCGTCACCACGACCGCGCTCGGCGGCATCAGCGCCGTCGGAAAATCTCCCTCGTTGCCATGATCGCGCCACCACTCAGCGACGACGGCGCCGGCGGGAAAGGTGTGGAAGTCATGCGCTTCAAGAGTCGCCCCCATAAATGCTGAATCGGGGAACCACGCGAACGACCGTCAACGGCAAAGGCTGATCTGCGGAAATGACGATGTCGCAATTCCGGTCGAATCCCCCGGCAATCGTGACGGCTTTTTCGCCCGTGAAGAGCGCGGGCGGCGCATCATAGGAGTCGGTGGCGGATCGAAAGCTTTCGAGGTAGGACGTTGCCGTCGAATTGGGGGCAATCCGGAAAGTTCCTGTCTTGTGGAAAAGAGCGGAAACCGTGTCGACCCTCACGCGCCGACCCTGCGCGGTGCCGTCCTGCATCTGGATTTCCAGCGGCATCGGCTGATATCGGGAGGTGTAGGGAAGGCCAGCAATGACGGTGCGGTCATCATCCTTCGCCTCCAGCGCGATCTTCCCGCCGATGACTTCCTGCGAGTCGAAAATAGCCCCATCAACCAGAACTACGACTGTCTCGCCTTCGAGATGATCAAGGCCGGTGACATCGGTGTCGCCGCCGGCGAGTGTCGCGCGAATGCCGCCGTCGACGTAGACGAGCTGAGCCTGTGTCTCAGCCTCCAGTAGGTCCCAATGCTCCGGATCGAAGCGCCGAATCCGCCGCGTGGTGGCGCCGTCGACATCCAACGCGACGACGATCCAGACTTCGTCTGCGCCGTAGTCACCGGGGACAACAGAAACGCTTTCGACCGTGCCGGCCATCGGGTGGCGGCTCCATGCCACGACTTCCTCGCTGCGCTTGTAGGTGCAGGAAATCAACTTCCCGTCGCCAGTCACGGCCCAGAGAATCGAATCCGGGTTCTGGGCGTAGGCGAACTGACGGAACCCGCCGCGTGTCATGTGCTCGGAAAGCTGGGTGACATCGGGCGTGTCGAACCGGTCGTTTTCGTTCACGTAGACGAATTCCCGCATTCTCCGGCCGCTGCGCTGGATGAAAAGCAGGATGCCGCCGACGATCTGCGCCTGAAGCGGCTCGCTTCCGGTTTTCGACTTCCGTGCGAACTGACGGCTCGTCGGTGTGATGGGCTTGTCCTGGTCGCCGTAGCCAATCCATTCCTCGGCACCGGTCCCGATGACGAGCGAAGTAGCGGACGCCAGCCACAGGATCGGCGTCGATTCTTCCGCGGCGATCTGGTAGGACCATGCGTCGTCGTCGTAGTTGGTCCGGGTGCTGAAGTTGTTGAAGTCGCCGACGGCACTGGCCCAAATTTGTTGTGGCTTGGCGGTGGTGGCAGCGAAGACGAGGCGCTGTTGGTGAAGCGTGATGGCTCTGGGATAGCCGTTTTTCGCGCTCCATGCCCCCTCGGCCCAGCGCGGCGTGGCGGCGGTGCTGAGCAGGTCTTTCACCACAGTCACGGTGGCGCTCGTGCTCGACGTGTAGCCTGTGACCTTGACCAGGCCAGTCACTCGGCCGTCCGCAGCGCGAAGCTCAGCCCGCGGGCTGCTGGTCCCGGTGCCAGAGTAGGACAGGCGAAACTCGGTCGTGTCATTGGCCGCGTATTCCGCCACTACGTTTTTGTCGGCTACCGATGACCATTGGAGAAGGTTCTCCCATCCGCCGGCCGCGTTCTTGCGCTGGAGGCTGAGCGTGCCTGTCCATGTTCCGTAGGTGGTCACCTCCAGCTTTCCAAGAATCGCCATCGCTGCAGAGTCGGCCGTCGTCGCCAGCGAAAGCGTGGTGATGGACGATGAGCGGTAGTGCGAAATCTCGAAGAACGCGCCTACGTGATCAGCCGTGAACGTGGCGGCCGATGCCGTGAGTGTGACGCCGCTCCCGGTCGTGGCGCTCGCGGCAAGCGTGGTGGCGGCAAGGTTCTCGTCGCTCATCGGCGGCCACTCGTAGGCGAATTCCGCCAGCGTCCACGATGTGTCAGAGACCCGGGTGAGTTGCTGCGGCGGGTGCGATGGATGCACCATGAACGCGACGTCGTTCACCTGCACAATGTGCACGTCGAAAATCTCGTCTTCCGTCCACGGGGTGACAACCTCGACCGGTGTGCCGGCGCTCTCAACCTGAGTGCCATTTCCGCCGCGCCAGAAGCGGGCGTAAAGGTGGCCAAGCTCGATCTGGTAACGCGTCGTAGCCGAAAACTTGAACGGGATGAGCCGGGTCTTTTTGGCCTGATCTTTGACCGCGCCAAGATCCAGCGTGCCGGGCCGGCGGGTGAACGCGCCGAAGACGTAGGGTGTGAAGTTTTCCAGAATCCGACACGCCTTGGCGACGTTGGGCAGGTCCACGCGGCCCAACATGAGCGGCGTCACCTCCCCGGCGTTGGCGCTGTTGATCAGGACGCGCATCAGAGTCCAGCCTCGACGAATCGGGAACGCTCGGTCGCAAGAACCACGGTAGGGCGAGACTCGATGGCGTTCGCCTGTTTGGCGTCGGCGATGGCGTCGGTAAATGCGGAGTTAAGCCTGTCAGCGACGGCGCTCGATGTCGTGATGCGTGGCGCCACCGTTGCGGCCAGTTTGAAACTGAAGGCGCGCACGAAGGACGGATCCCATTCGGCCGGGTTCTCGATGCGGCGGATGTAGCGGAGATTCGCCGTTTCCTCATCGGAGAGAAGCGTCGTTCCCTCGATGCGGAATTCTGTCAGGCTGTGCCCGGCGTCAACGCCTTTGAACTGGAGACATCGCAGGTAATCGGCGGGAAGCTGGTAGGCGAAGCCGTAGCTTTCATCCGCTGGCGGATCGACCGATGACAGCGCAACGCGGGCGGTCGCAAAGTTCCATCGAAAAATACGCAGGCAGACATCGCGGGTATTCGCCCAGGCGGTGCGGATGACTTCCGCCACGGGGGTCTGCTCGTCGTAATCCGCGATCGTGCTTTCCCCGATATGGCCCAAGGCCAGATTGGCAATCTCGGTGTGAGTCATGCGTTTCTGACCTTGGGCTTATCGGATGAGCAAACCAACAGGGTTAGCGGCCCTTGACCGAATAGACAAGATCGAGGGTGACGACAGTGCCGGCAGTCACGGTGGGAGCGCCGGTGAGTAGGATTCGCAGCTTGTCGCCAGCGGTCCACGACGGCTGGGCGCCGGCGACGGCCACGTAGGCGGTGGCAGTCGTGCCGCTGAACGACAGGGCTGCGGTGAGGTCAGTGGCGCTGCCGCTGGTGACCTTTTGCAGCTTGTGAGTGATCGTCGAGGAGGCGGACACGCGCACGCGGCACAGCTCGGGAAAGAGCGTGCAGTTGGGCAGCGGAAACAAATCCTCGAAGTCGATGCCGTCGCCATTGGCTTCGGTCGATCCCCACGTGTAAGTCACGCGGGCGCGCTTCATGTCTTCCTGATGGACAGAGCGGTCGGGCTGGGAGTGAAGCTTGAACTTGGCGTTGTTCAGCTCGGTGAGAAGATCGGCGGTGAAAGTAGCCATGAGATGAAAAGAGGTAAGGTTTGGAGGGGAGCGGGAGCCGCCTACCCGGACGGCTCCCTAGCATGATCCCCCATCAGAAGGTTATACGGGCGTAGTGTCGGCGTTGATCAGAACGACACGCTCGTCGTAACGGCGCAGGATACCGAGTTCGGCATAGGCGGCGATCTGCGTCGCGTGACGCTGGGTTGGCAGCTTGTCGATCTCGATTTGGAACGTCGGCGCTGACATCGTGAAGGCGCGGCGCGTGTAGGCGATGCACTGGCGGATGCCGTTGGAGTCGGCGCTGATCCGGTTCGTGGTGACGAAGCGGAAGCCGAAGGCGCGTTTGCTGCGATCGTTGAGAGCGGGCAGCACGACCTGTGACCAAGTCTCGTTGGGCGAAGCTTCGATGTGCAGGAAAAGCTGTGCCTCTTCATCGGGGCCGATGGCGAGGACAGGGTCTTCCATGTCGAGGTCGACGTCTCCCACAAGGAGAAGCCGGCGGGCTTCCATGATTTTCCACGGCGTGAGCCCGAGTGTGGTGCCGGCCGTGGTGGCGCCGGGCTTGCCGTAGTTGGCCGCGATGATCTGCCCTGATGGGAAGCTGATCGGCGTAACGAACGGATCGACGCCACCGTAAACAGTGGCGGAAGCGGCTTCGATGAACGCGTCATCGTATTTCCGGGCCCACGCGTAACGCATGGATTCGATGGCCTCGGACTGCGGGGCGCCGAGAGAGTCTAGAAATTCATCGTCGCTCCGGTCGAACTTGATGAACGATTCGAATTTCCGCTTCGAGCCCTTTCGCATGCCGCCGGTCACTTCGGACGCGTTGGTCGAGCCAAAGCGGGCATTGTTTTCGGTGAATGCCACCGTGCTGAGGTCTTGGAAGACTTTCTCCTTGGTGGTCCAATCGCCGTCGACCATACCGGCCGCGGTGAATTTCGACACCATCTGCTGGGTGACGACGTCCCACTGATTGGAAAACTTCCGACGATAGTGCTCTGGAATAGCCTGAGCGGTAGAGTAAGCCATGGTTATTGGAAAAGTGAAGGTTGGTTAAACCGTCATTTCCAGTAAGCCGGACGTTCCGGGCTGGCTGACTTCGGAGGATTTGTGAAGGGGTAGGCGCAAAGCGGCCCCGGCTCCTCGCGAATGTCGTGGGAACCGGGGCCGTGAGAGTCAAGCGGGGAAATCAGCCCGCCCGCTGATACAGTCCCTTGACCATCGCGGCGATTTCCTTGTCTCCGGCCTGATACCGGGCGTGATAAGGGTTATCCTTGTTCTTGATGATGTCGTCGGCCTGCGCGGCAGGATCGAGCTGGTTCACCGCCGGGAGGCTGACGAGCTTGTTTTCCCCGAGCTTCCCAGCGATGCGGTGCGCAAAGCTGAGGAATTCCACGCCCCAGAAATCGGGCGAGTTCGGGTCGGCCACGGTGGCAGGTAATCCCTCGGCGACGGCGAGGCGCTGAGCCAGCGCAACGGACGCGTCGAGGTTCTTGCCGAAGCGTTCATTGAGGGCGGCTTTTTCTGCCTTCGCCATCTCTGCCTGTTGGGCGATCTGGGCGGCGGCGTCTTTGCCGAAGAGTTCAACCTGCCAGTCGCGGAGCGCGGCGGCTTGGGTTGGCGTCAGGCCGATTTCCTTCGCCTTGGCGAGATAGCTCGCGGCGGATTCGTCATTCCACTTCACTCCGTCGGGCAGCTTTTCGGGCTTGGCGAGTCCGTAGCCTTCGACGGTGTCGGGCACGCCGAGCGCCTTATGGAAAGCGGCGATGTCTTCGGGCGTCGACCCTTCGCCCGGCAGCTTCACCATTCCCTCGACCTTGGCGCGCGCGGCGGTGTGAGCCTGCTTGGCGCTCGTCACGAAGGCAAGCGGGTCTTTGAACTGCGCGAGGTGGGGAATGTGGTCGTTCCAGGCTGAAGGGTCGGCAGAGACGAAGCTGTCGAACCAGCGGGCTTGTGTCGGTGGCGTCGGATCGGCGGCCGGCGGCGATGCTGGCGTCGGATCAGTGGCGGGTGGTGCTGGATCACTCATGGCAGGGTAGCATGGGGTTCGTATCCGTTTTCCGCGAGCCACGCCTGCACGGCCGGCTCTTTCGGTCCGAGTTTGCCGTTGATCTCAAGCGGCCACGGCGGCTGGCCTGTCTTACTGAACGCTTTCAGTGGCGAATCAGCGGGAGGCGTTTCCTCCGCTTTCGGTTTGCGGGCGCGCTTGGGTTTATCCTCTGCGGGGTCAACGGTCGGCGGGATTTCCGCCTCCGTTCCTTCGGTGGTGTCGGTGTCACTCATAGGAAAAATCCGAATTCGTTGGGCGTGGTGGACGCGGCTTGCAGAAGCAGCGCCACGACTTCCTTGCGGCCGTCGTCGGCGGCCATGTCGAGCGCGTTGTCAGCAAGGCGCGGCTGCATGGGATTGGCCACGGCGCAGAGCGTCCGCAACACCCGGTGACCGTGCTCGCTGGCGAAGATGAGTCTGGCGTCTTGAAAGAATTCCTCGCGGGCGCGGCGGCCGTCGGGATTCTCCGGGAAAAGTCGATGAGCGAGAGGTGTGAGCATCAGGCGGCTGCCTCCATGAGCGTTTTGACCGCCTGCGGATTTTTGGCGGCCAGTTCTGCCGCCATCTGCATTTGCTGCTGCTGGGCAGCGGCTGCGCGGCGGTCGTCGCGCTCGCGCTCGTCGAGCATGTAGGCACCAAGCCCTTTGCTGCGACCGATCTCGCGGAATGCCTTGTCGCGGTCGATGTTGTCGAGAAGGTCGGGCATCGGCGCGAAAAGCTCCATCATCTCGGCCCAGCCCTGCGCCTTGGCGGCTTGGATAGCCAGAGACATCCGGCTCGTCTGGACGATGGCCGGGAAAAGCAGGATCGGCCCGGAGGCGGCTGGATAGAAGGCTTCGACCGGAGCCGGCGGCAGAACGCCTGCCCGGTAGCTGAGCATGAAGACAAGCTCCAGCATCGGATTGAGAACTTCCGTCGTCAGCAAGGTGAAGGTCGGAGAGAAGCGCATAAGCTTTTCTCGCTCGCGCGCGGAAACTTCTCGGGCGGTTATCTGGTGCTCGATATTCGCGAATTGCGAGAATAGCGACTTATGGAAGCGCTCTTCGACCGATGCGCGCTTTTGGTCGTAGAACGCCTGAATGAAGTCGGGGCGGCCCCCTGTCAGCCACTCGCGAGGATCATCTTCCCGTGTGCGCCCTCCGACCGTGATGCCGCCGGGGCGAAGATCGACGACGCCTTCGTAGCCGGCTGGGACGATGGTTCGCGGCGAGGCCATCGTCTGCACGATGGTCGCAATCTGAAGCTCCATGTCATTCAGGCGGCGGATGTCCGGGAGCGCCCGGAGCGCCGGCGACGTGCCATAAGGCGACTGAGCCGACTGCCGGAGATACCGGCCAACGAACGCCGGAAAAATGTCATGGGTGACAACCTTCGAGACGGTGTCGGCATTTCCGCACGGCCAGTAGACCGACTCGTAATCTCCGCGGCCGGTCGGGTGAATGCTGTGGATGTAGGAAAACCGGTCGGTCAGCTTGTTCGCCTTCACGGCATCGACGGCTTTCGGGCCGGCGTTGTCGCCGAACAATTCGACCGCCTGCTTTGCGGTCATTTGAATCTGCCGCATCACGGTATCGACCTTACCTTGCCCGTTCTCCGCGATGACGAACGTCCCCGCGTCCCAGACTTGGAAGCTCAGCGGTTGGAGGCCGGTCGAATCGACATAAATGCAGGTCGTGCCGTAGCAGCCACGTTGCAGATAGGTCTGGTGCACGGACGCGTAGAAATTGGATCGCGCCAACTCGGACCGAATCCGCTCGGTGCATTCATTCAGCCACTGACTGACGATGTCCTTCGCCTGCTCAGGGATCTGCGGCGCCGGCGAAAACTCGAACCACGATCCGTCGAGCGGCGTGCAAAGCGCCATCGTTCCGGCGGCCAGTTGCTCGTTGGCATCCTCGGCATCTGAGTTCAGACGCTCGGGGACGGAGTGCTTACCGGGCGTCGGAGAGCCGCTGAGGCCGGCGAGCACGACGTTCTTTTGATGCGGCAGGACATGGGACGCCGCTTCGCTCCATTCGGCGACGTTGCACGCCTGCTCGGCACGGAGCGAATGCCATCGAGCCTCAAGGTCTTTGATGAGGACGGCACTCATTGATATAGGGCGGTATCGGGATAAACGAATCCCTTAGTGCCTGAGCCAATTGTTCGCGGTAATGGCGTGACAGGCACCCAACGCGCCGCAGCAATTGAGGCGGCCGTGAAATCGGGAAGCGCGGCGTGGAAGATTGTGAACATGGCGTTAGGCGGCGAGAGTCATGCCGCCCAATCCGGAGCGGACGCCCAGCGTGGGGCGGTAGGTTTCTCCGGCATAGGTGGTTTTCGAGAGACCGAAGCGGCGCTTGTTCTGCCGCGCCATCTCCAGTCCGGCGGTGTCGGTGGTGAGGCTGTCGGTGGTCGGAGCCGGAGGCGGCGTGGCGATTTGGTAATTCGCTGCGGCTTCCGCCTGGCCCTTTGCCAGCTTCATTTGCTGGGCCTGAAACTTTTGCGTCCAG